CTGATACTGAACTGTTTTCGTTTAATAATTTTGTCCAACCACCTGCGTCTGCAACATAGGCCTCATTACCTGTTGTATCATATGCAAACATACCTTCGTAAGTCGCTTCATTTGGAAATGCTCCTGTGCCTGCATAGTTAAATCTTAATTTGTTTCCTGAACTTGTTAAATCAATTGTTCCTGTTGCACCGTCTAAACTTAAATTTGTAACTGTAGTTTGTGTGCCACCTAAACTGATTGCGTCATCACCTAATGTGATAGAAGAATTTGCTAATTGTGTATTTACAATACCAGCAGAAGCACTTAAATTTGTTGTTGTTAAACCTGAAATAGTATTTGAACCAGCAGCAATTGTTTTATTTGTAAGTGTTTGTGAACCTGTTAATGTTGCAACTGTACTATCAATATTAAATGTAACTTCATTTGAACCAACAACTGAAGTGATACCTGTTCCACCTGTAAGTCTTAAACTTTCTCCTAGTGAAACAACATCTGTAGTAGATGTGTCATCTATAAGTGTAATTGATGAATTTGTTAATGAACCATTTGCAATATTTGATAGTGTATTTAAACTTCCATTAATGGTTTTATTTGTAAGAGCTTCTGAACCTGCTAATGTGGCAAAATCATTATCAGTTAATGCTGTATTAAATTCTGCTGTGGTACCTGAAATTGTGTTAGAGCCTAAAGCTATAGTTTTATTTGTTAATGTTGTTGTACCTGAAGCAGTCAATACAGAAGCTGGGTCAACAGCAATTGTTAAATCATTGCCTGAAATAGTTGTGTCTATACCAGTACCACCTAAAACTCTTAATGTTTCACCATTTGCTGAAATTGTAGCAACTGTAGAAGAATCATCAGCAATTTTAATAGTACCGTCAACTGTACTGCCGTCACCAATAGCAGTATAAATTTCGTCAAAATTTAGATTGATTTTATTAGCACCATCACGGAGATTATCACCTGTTCCGTCGTTTGCTAAAGAACCTCTGTTTATTGTTAGTTTTGCCATTTGCCTCTATCTCTTTGTACTATTTATAAAGTTTTTACGGTGTTGTATCATCAAAAGTTAATAGACCACTATCAAACTTAGTCAATGTATTACTGAATAAGTCTGAACTTGTTCCTGTTTCTGTAGGAAACGCATAATTCATTTTTAAAGTTTTACCAATCTCATTTGAGGTCAATAAAAATATAGGAACTTGTTGTCCATCAAGAGCTGTTTTAGTACCTGTAATTCTTAATGCATTTAAAGCCTGAAAAGTATTTGCATATGAATTAGGATTATTTGTGCCAAAAACTGTATTTGCATATTTATTTAAAGAACCTAATCTCGGTCCTGCGTATGCATAACCACTTCTTACATCATGGGTAACACCTGCATTGTCAACAATAAGATTTCTAGGTCTACTTAAATAATCAATAGTTATATCTTCTCTTGTAGCAGTAACATCTCTTGTGTTAGCTGTAAAAGGATCCCTATAGTCATTACTTACATCAATTGTTCCACCAACTTTTGGTGTTGTTCTTAATGTTGTACCGTCACTATTTGTTCCTAATCTTCTACCAAATACAGTTGTAAATATTGTATTGACAAGTGATAATAATGGAGCTTCAATTGTACCTGAAGTTACACCATTAACAGGACCATTAGCAGTTACAGTAATTCTTGATTCAATATCAACTTGTCCTGTAAAATAAAAACCTGAAGTGTGCATTGTCTTTTTAAATGCGTCTCGCCATTGTGAGATTGAACGGCCTACTTTAATAACATAAGAGTAATCTTGATAGTATAAACTATCTTGTATTCTCATTGTTGTTTCTGAAACTTTTCCTCTTTCACTAATAAATGCACCGTCTGTATCAGCAACTGATACAACATTTACTGTTGCTGTCGCTACATCTAATTTTTTAATTGTACAAGTACCACTAGTAGATGATGTTAATGTTTCATCTATTGCAAAAGTACCTGATACAGATTTAATTCTTAATAATCCTCTATCACTATCAAAACTATCAATTGTACCTGTTGCTGATGATGTGCCACCCGTAACAGTATCACCTGATACAAATGTTCCAACTACACTTGTAACAATCATATTGTTAAAGAAACCTAAAGTTGGAGGTGTGGGTGCTGTTTCATAACTAGCACCTAAAGATACTGTTTTTAATCTTTCAATTTTTCCTATTTCATCACCATATGCTTTTAATATCGCACCTGAACCTGATGATGATGTAACTGTAACAGTAGGTAAAGATGTATATTGTCCACCATTGTTTGTTAAAAATATTTCTTCTATTGTTTGTAAATCTGTAAACTTTTCTTGCATTAACACATTACCAGAATATCGGTCACCTTGTGTTGTAGCGTCTTCTAAAACTAATCTATCTTCAACACCTGTAGCTGCGTCTGTACTATTATTTTGGTCTGCAATACCACCATTTACTATTTTTACAAAACCGGCTGCATTGTTACCACCTGTACCTGTATTTGTAAATACTAAACTATCACCAACTTCATAACCTGTACCTTTATCATCAATTACAATTTCTGTTACACTACCAGGTCCAATATCTTCTACTTGAAATAATGCACCTACACCACCAGCAGTTACAGTAATTGTATCTGAAGTTAAGTTTAGTGAACCATCATTTGTAATATTTTTTGTACCAGGAATACCTGAAACAGTTGCTTTAATAAAGTAATCATCATTATCTGAAGTTGTACCTTGTACTGTTTCACCAACTGTAAATGTACCTTGAATACTATCTGCATTTAAAATTAATTGTGTAACAGTAGAGGCACCTATTTGAAAAGTAGATGTGTTTTCAATAATAGCAGTTGCACTAGAAGATAAACCTGTTATTGTTCGTCCTACTAATTGTGTTGCGTCACCTACTGAAGCAATAACTCTTAATACTTTTAGTGAATCAAATTGACCATCAGAAGCTTTTAACAAATTTTCTCTAGGATAAATTGTTTCGGATGTTTCATCAAATAAAATTCTAAAAAACATTTCATGGCCACGAACAGAACCTTTTGACCTGTAAAGTGATTTGATATTTTTAACTAGTTTTCTTTTATCTACACCATTAGCTAAATTTTCTGGAAGAGTTGTAAGAAACTCATCTCTCATATTAAATAAGAAATGGTTAATTACGCCGTCTGGATCCCTAAAGTTAACTAAGTCAACAATATTATTTACAGGATTAGGTTTATAATTTAATATTGTAGCTGTAGCACCTGAAGATTGGCCTACAACTTGTTCAGTAAGTCCAAATTTATCTTGTGCTGAAATAATTAATTTTAAAGGGTCTTCACATTCTGTAATTACAACTGCTGTTGCGCCTGTTGTTTGACCAACAATTGTTTCACCTCTAGTAAAAGAACCTACAGGAGTTTCTTCTAATAGAATTTTATCTCCCTCGTCTAATAATGTTCTTGCTGTATCTTTACGACTAGAGTTTAAAACTAAATTATTTACTTGACCTGTTTCTGATTGTAATAAAATGCCGTCTGTAGCTTGTACGCTTGAAAAACTTATTTCAGCAGACTCTAATAATTGATAATAAGTTTTTAAAAATTGAGCAAATTTAGGGTGGTCAGCAACTACAAATTCTGGTAGTTGACTGTTGAGTATAGTTGAAATTTTTTCATTAAATTTTGCCATTGCTCATTAATAGCTTGATGTTGTTGTATAACCTACACCAGCATCAGCTGAACCTCCTACAAATGCGTCTGGTGTTACAGTAATACTTGAATTTGATATATCTATTTCCACAATTTGGTCTCTAACAGGAACTATATCATTTGAATCTGGCGTAACAGTTAATTCTATAACAGTTGAAGTTGCACCTCTAATATTAGAGATAGACGCCACATTTAAAGAGTTAAGTGTAATTTGACCTGTCGCATAATCAATTGTGCCTTGTGTTTCATTTGCATATGTTCTAATTCCTGAAGAAAGATAATATCTTCTAACATTGCCTTGACCATCATCATCTAAAAACATTTCTAAATCACTACCAGTAACTTTAAAACCAGTAGAAGTTAAAATACCACCTGCAGCTGTATTATGACCTGAATGAGGATTAAATAAACCATTTCTAAAATATATGTCATATCTTGTAGATGAAGCTAAAGTAGGTGTAAATGATTTTCTAATTTTTATAGTTGTAATATTTGACAATACGCTGGTGTCTGTATCATCTATTAAACCTGTTAATTTTGAGTGACGATAAATTGAATCAAACTTTTGTAATGTATTTGTATTGTAATTTGTAATAGATGTTATTACATTTGATTTTAATGTATCAGCAGATTTTGTTGTTGATGATGAAT